GCTAGCCGTAGGGCCCCCCGGAGGGTCAGAATTGGCTTTCCTGGGAAGTTGCGATCCTTCCATGCCTTGTAGGCCGGGGAGAGGGGCACAAATGGCTTACCCGTAGCCGCGCCGCCCGAGTCGAGATGCCGGGCCTCGTGCTTCCGGAAGAGCTTGACGACGTCGGACCAAACCGGCCGCCAATCCTTTAATCCGTCCGACCATTTCTCGAAGAACAGGGAGAGCGCCTCGGCCGAGGGCTCGAATTCGGTGTGGAATTGGACCGACCCGGGCCCCCCGCCGGACTCGGACCGCATCCGCGATCCCGTCTGGGAGAGATTCCCGAGGCCTCCGCCGTAGGACCCGGGCATCAGAGGTCGCTCCGATCCGGGAAAATTGGATTGGCCGCGTAGGGCACATCAGGCCCGCCCGGGTCGGAGTCCCACTCGGGGTCCTTCGCTCGAGTCCAATGGGAGCCCACTCTCGGGTCCTCGGAGCCGGTCGCCGCCGCGCCGCCGTTGTCGATGAGCATGAGCCGGGTCCGATTGTCGGAGAGCAGGCCGAGCATTTCCTCGCCGAGCTTGATGAGTTGGGGGGCGGTACTCTCGGCCCCCACACCGACGCTACCCTTGGCGAGGAGGACCTCCCCGGAGGTCAAGAGCATCTCGGCCCTCTGGACCCATCCGGCGGCCACCGAGGACGCTGTGACGGACGAGGAGATGCCCTCGGCTAGGAGGGCGGACTGTACTCGCTCAAATGCTCGAGTCCAGATGACGGTTGCTTGGGTCGAGGTCGGCGTCGTCGTCGAGGAGAGGGTCCCGAGTTGAGGGGCCATCGAGGTCGCGGTCGCCAAATCTGCGTTGTAGGCCACGGACACCCCCCCCCTTATTCTTCAGCCGACGCATCCTCGGGCTCGGCCTTCTTTCGGGTCCTCTTAGCCTTCGGCGGAGCCTCGGCCCATCCTCGGCGGATGAGCTTCTCAGCGTCTCCGGAGTACTCGAAGGACTCCCCCGGGAGGACCGGCTCGGACCCGAGGAGGAGGCGACATCGGGCGATGAGCTTCGTCATTCGTCGGCCTCCGCCTTGGGCTTCGCCTTGGGCTTCGCCTTCGGCTTCGGAGGAGCGACCGCCTCCGCGCATCCGTTCGCGATCTTTCGTTTCGCGTCGGCGGCGGAGAGGTCGACGATTGACCCCGGCCCATGCGGGACGGGGTCAGCGGTCATGATCGCTCGACCCGGGAGGACTCGGACCTTCATCGACCGGCCTATGCGAGGACGTCGTCGAAGAGGTAGCCCGCGGCGGCGGTCGTGACGACCCGAGCCTCGAGCCACGAGACGAGGACGATCTCTTTCCTGGGCTCCTCGCGATACCTCTCGACGCGGCCGGGCTGTCGACCGGACATCGTGAAGGTCGCCCCGATTCCGTGTGGAGCGAGGGGGCGGGGATTGTCTTTCTTGACGTAAAAGAGGGCGAAATCTTCGTCCCAAATGTCGGCATTCGAGACGGTGAGCCCCTCGACGGCGGAGTTCCCGACGGCGTTCCCGACGATGACCTCCTTGATCCCGAGGGCCGAGGCGACGGTCGCCTCGTCGAGGTGTGTCTTCCCGGCCTGCACGTTCTTGTAGAAGTCGGTGAGGGCGGTAGCGGATCGGAGGTAGCGCCAACATCCGGCCCCGACGAGGAGGGAAATCTCGCTCCTCGGGTGTCCGGTATTTTGGCGGATACTCTCGGCGGCCGTGTCGGCCTGAACGAGCGGGGTAGCCGTCGAGGCATTCCATTGGGCGGTCGCGCCGAGGCTCGCCGTGTAGCCCGAGAATGTCGTCGTCGAGAACAAGAGGGATGCGAGGTCTCGCTCCCGCTGGATCATCGCGTCATTCCACGCGATCTCGGTCGCCGCTTGGCGGAGGTCGAGAGCGTCGGAGCCCGCATAGAGGGCGTCGATGTCGTCGACGGGAGCCTCGATGCCGTACTCGTCGAGATCGTACAACTCGACCTGGGAGACATCAGTCGTGACCCGACGGAAGTCCGCGCCGGAGGACCGGAGCAGGCCGTAGCCCGGGGCCGCGTAGCCGAAGCCCGGCGTGACCGAGTAATACTTCCCGCGGGGATGATTGACGACCGCTTGGGGGAGAGCGCGGTCGGCGATGAACGAGACTTTGTCGTTCTGGAGGAGGCGGGTATACCGGGAGAGAATCCGGTCGACGCCGAGAGAAGATCGATTTGGCATAGCTCAGATTCCTATCGGTCAGGCTGTGTAGGTGTGGGGGAGCATGGCGACTGAGAAGATGGCCCCGTCGCCCGACGCCGCCTCAAGTGCGATGCCGACGCAGAAATCCGCGACGGTAGTCGTGGCCACGCCCTTCCCGTCGCTCTCGGTGCAGACGGCGGCCCCGGCCGAGATGGCGGCCCCGGCTTCGAGCTTGGCGATGCCGCCCATCTGGACGGATACGGCATCGCCGGAAGCAGCGCCGACGTCGTCGGTCAGGATGCCGATGGGCCGTTGTGCGGGAGTAGAGGCCGCCGCGCATCGGGTGACCGTATCGGCGGCCGAGATGTACACGAGGCGGTAGGGGGTCGAGGAGTAGTCGGCTCCCGAGAGGAAGGTCGCGATTACTGTAGGGATTGCGGATGCCATTTTCGGGGTCTCCTAATTCTCGGTGTCGGCGGGGTAGAGGGCGTCGGCCCCAGTGGCTCGGGCGACGTCCCATGCCTGCTGAGGGTCCATGCCGGAGGCGATGGCCTTGTCAATCAGGGCGAGATAGGCGTCCTCGGCGGAGCCGCCGGATGCCGAGTCGGTCGGGGCGTCGTCGGAGGAGCGACCGACGGGAATCCGCCCCTCGGTCATAACCCGATGGGTCTCGTCCTCGCCGAGGGTATCGACCATCTTCCAGTAGGTCTCACGCTCGGTCGGGGCGATGCGTCCGAGGGCGCATGCCTCGTCGAGGACGCGGGTCTTCTCGCGGTCCTCGAGGTGTTCATTCCGGCCGCGGAGACCCTCGACCTCAGAGGTCGCGATCTCGAGGGCTTCGGTCAGGGTCTCGGCCTTCGCGGCCTCGGCCTGTAGGACCCGGATCTCGCCGATGAGGGCGCTATGGTCGCTGGATAGGCCGGTAGCCTCTGCCAGCTTGAGGAGGAGGTTGTCGGACATCGTGGGCTCCCTCTTTCGGGTCGGTCGGCGGCCCTCAGATAGGGCCACGCGAGTTGGATGATCGTCGGTTGCTGCGACGGTAACAGAAACAGATGGAGGCCGCATCCCCGGAATCATCGGGGAATTGGTCAAGGTCGCGCCGACGAGAGCCCAGGACCCCATCGGCTCCCCGGTGAGTTTGCTCGTCGAAGATGCCGGAGGGATTAGCTCGGCCGAAATCGCGGAGAATTCCCCGGATCGCACACGACGGGCCCCCTCGTCGGTCCAGCTAAATAGGCCCCAGAGGGAGATCGAGCCGTCGCCATTTGGCCGCGTCTCGACGTCCTCGATTCGGGCCATCGCCTTCGTCGACTCGGCATCTCGAGAGCCGAAGGCCGATGCGTGATTGACGCCGACCGGGGGGCCGCCATTGAACCAGCCCTCAGATCGGATGGTCTCGAAGGACGAGGCCATCGAGCCGACGTCCTCGGCGGTCAGGATGACCCGTCGGGGCGTCGGTCCTGTCGAGCCGTAGAAGGTCCCGGAGCGGACGACCTCGACCCAGGTCCGCGTGTCCGCGCCGGAGAGCGCCACGCGCCTCGGAGGGGCCCAGAATCCATCATCGTAGTAGCGACGGGAGGCCGGATTCCCCATCCCGCCAGAGGTGCCCTTCTTCCCGCCCTTGAGGGGGGCCCCGGGGGCCCATTGTGTGGACTGCCCGCGATGCTTGTTCTTCTTCTTCTTCTTCTCGTCGTCCTCGTCCTCGTCCTCGTCGGCGTCGTCGTCCTGTAGGCCTTCAGCCTTGAACGGCGGGGCCTTCTTTCCTCCGAAGGGCTTATCGTCGTCCTCCTCGAGGTCCTCGGCGTCCTCCTTGCGGAGCATCCCCCGGGCCTTCTCTTGAAGTTTTCGAGCCTTCTCGGCGTCGAGGCCGGGGGCCTTACTCTGAGGGATTCGGCTGATTGCGTTTCGGAGATGCGGGAGGTCGATGTCGCCGTCGGCGCTTCGGTAGGGGAAGTGACGAAGGGCTCGGGGGGTCGTCTTCCCCTCCTCGTCCTTCTCGCCGCCGGGGGAGATGTAGAGGAAGGCGGAATCGGGGAGCTTGTTTATCTCGGCGGCCGACCACTCGGCGAGGTCTTCTCGGTCTTCGTCGGTCACGCTTCGGGCCTCCTCGATTTCGGTCTTGTATCCGCTGGACTCGAGCCAGCGTCGAAATTCCGCCGGGCTGAATGCGTCCCGGTCCGCTCGGATCGATTGAATGTCCGAGGAGCCGTCGGACCGAGTCCCGAAGATCGCCGATATCCCCTCCGGGAAGCCTTCGGGACGGCCGCGTCTAAGGCGCTGGAAGCCGTCCGGGCTCCGTTGGGGGGCGGCATGCTCATTCGGGTAGGGCACGACGTCTCCTCGGGGGATTCTCCCGGAGCGCACACACCCGGGTCAAGGCCGAAACTCGGTTTCCTGAAAATCCGGCCTCTAAGTTTCGGGCGGCCCGTCCGGGAAAACCGAGTTTCGGTTTCTCAGAAATCGGACCTCTAAGTTTGCAGGGCCCGACTTGGGAAAACCGAAATTCGGTTTCTGAGAAATCCGACCTCTAAGTTTCGGGCGCTCCATCTGGGAAAACCGAAATTCGGTTTCTGAGAATTCGAGCCTCTAAGTTTAGACCGCCCATCCTGGGAAAACCGAGTTTCGGTTTCTCGGAAATCCAGCCTCTAAGTTTAGGCCGCCCGATCTGGGAAAACTGAGTTTCGGTTTTCAGGAAACCGAGCGCCTAAACTTAGACCTCCCCGCCTGGGAAAACCGAGTTTCGGTTTCTGAGGAATCGAGGGTCTAACTTTAGACCTAAGTATGCGGAATCATTGGGGAATATAGACCACGAGGCAATTGCATTTGTCTCCGCCTAGGCAATTAGGATTGGGGGTCGCGTAGATGTCGACCTCGTCCATCCCGAATTGGGCCCCGTCGAAGGACGCACACTCGGAGCAGGTCTCGGACTCCATCATCGTCGAGTAGACCCCCATCAACTCCTCGCCCGGACCGCCGAGGCTCCGGGCCTCCTGCTGTCGACCGAGGCCGAAGATCGTGTTGGTATCGGCCTGGGCCTGATTCAGGTCGGGGCCCGGGGAGAGATTCCGGATTGCCGAGCCGACGACGCCGAGGAGGGCGGCTCGGTCGACGACCCCGCCGATGCTTGCCGCCTGGGCTCCCCGCACGACCGCTCCCTTGATTCGGTCCGCCGCCATCCCGGCGGTCGACCGGGCGACCTGGGAGATCGCCGCCGAGGGGATGATGTCGTCGGCGACCGATTCGCCGATGGCCGCCACCTTCGGCTTCGATACCTTCTTCCGGCCCGCGGCCATCCGGCCGAGAGCGCCCCCGGCTCGAGCCGCGTCCTCGACCTCCTCCTCGGTTGCTAGGGCGACGAGATAGGGGAGGCCGACCCGGGCCCCTCCGTGGGAGCATCCGACCCCACACGAGGGGCCGTGGGACTCCTCGAGGACGTCGTCGATCTCGGGGTAGTCGACGATCACGCCGTCTCGGGTCGTCTCGAAGTCGCCGGAGACCACGGCCTCGGCGATCTCGGGGTCCTCTCGGGCCCTCTCGACCTCAGATTTGACCGAGTATCGCCCGGCCCGATAGGCCCGCCGAAGCTCGGCCTCGAGAGCCTGGGAGAGGAGGCCGAGATCCGGGACGTCGACCGCCTGGATCTTCGTCAATTCGCCCGCCCGGGCCACACGGTCGCCGTACTTCGGGATGATCGCCTCTCGCCAGAGGACGAGCGCCCGGGCCATTGCCTCCTTGACGCCCTCCATCGGGGCGAGGGTCTCGTCGAGGCGGACGATGGTCTCCTCGGGGCGGAGGGGTCGGCCGTTCTTAGCCTTCGGCGGAGCGAAGAGGTCGGCGACGTCGACCATCGCCTCGAGGCCCGCGCTCTCCTCGTCGATGCGCGCCTCGGCGTCGTCCGTTTGCTCCTTCTCTTGAGGGGTCGACGGCCCCGAGGGCGGGAGGGTCGAGGTCGGGGGGTCAGGGTCGACGCCCGGCGGCTCGTCGCCCGCGCCGGAGGAGACCTCGGGGG